GAATAAACATGCAGTGGGTATCCTGGAGAATTTACGCAAAGCGTTGAGCATCGACAAAATAATGGCAACAGAGCAAGTACGATCTGCTGTTGTTGATGGTAAGCGTCAGATTGACGAAGCTCAGCAAACAATAACAAAATTACAAAACGAGAAGCAACAGCTTCAAGAAAATTTACACATCAAAGAAGCCAATCTTGCTCTCGATGAACTGACAGAAGGACTACCAGCAACCAAAAAGAGACACATGCACAAGGTGTTCGCTGGCAAGACAGAGGAGTTTATCAAAGAGAACTTCCAATATACATTGGATATGTTTGAAAGGAGCGAGAAAGACAAGCTTGAAACTCTCAAAGAACAAGCAACTAGCGGAAAGAAAGTTGCGGACCGCCCGGTGGCGGGGAGTAAGAAAGTTGTTCAAGAGAGTGTTGAGCAACAAATTGAACAAAGCGAGCCTGGAGAAGCCGGCTTGCAGGATAAGAATTTATTCAACAACTACATGGGTGAGTTAACCCGATGGTAGTTTTGAATTCTGTTGAGGCATTATGCCTGAGTTAATAGGAACATTAGAAAATTATGTCACAGGTTAAACCCGCACAATCATATATCGATCGAGAACGCGCAAGCGTACTTCTTGAAAAGTGGTCACCAGTACTCGACTACAGTTCTGACAATGTTAAAGCCATAACAGACGATCACTCTCGTCTGAACACAGCCATCCTCTTGGAAAACCAAGAGAACTGGTGTCTGCGTGAAAGTGGTGGAAATTCGTCAGCAGCTGGAGGAGTGTTTGGATCCGCTGGTAGCATGGGTCACGGTGGTGCTATGACTCCAGTAGGAGATACATACGCAACCGGAGATGCAAGGCTACCCAAGATCTTGATACCGATGATTCGTCGTACATTCCCTGAACTAATCACTAATGAGATCGTAGGCGTACAGCCCATGAGTGGTCCTGTTGGTCTTGCTTTCGCAATGCGTTACAAGTACGAACAAGATTCTCTAGGAGCTGCTGGCATCGATGGCCATGTTTCAGGAAAATCAAACACCCAAGCCGGAGTTACCGGTGATGGTGCTGATGGAAATGAAGTTGGTTATCAACAACTAGACACCCGCTTTACCGGTTCGCAGTCTGCTGCCCTCACAGGTAGTAATGATGCTGATGGACTTGGTAAGTTTATAGCGGATGATGCTGGTGTTGCCAAAGCTCTTGCCGATTACGAGTTGACTGGAAATATTCCACAGATGGTAGTTTCGTTTGAAAAGACCGCTGTTGAAGCTGGTACTCGTAGGCTTGCTGCTCGTTGGAGTGTTGAACTTGAACAAGATCTTAAGAACATGAACGGTATTGATATCGATACTGAATTGACAAACGCTATGTCGTATGAAATTCAGGCCGAAATCGACCGGGAAATGCTCATGAGAATGCTTCAAGTCGCAGCCAACGCAGGTTCTAAAGGTGTAAGCACCTGGAGCCCTGCTAGTGCAGATGGCCGTTGGATGGCTGAACGTAATCGTGACCTATATGCTAAGATCATCGTCGAAGCGAATCGTATTGCGATCCGCAACCGTCGTGGTGCTGCAAACTTTTTGATTGCTACACCTCGCGTTTGCGCGATACTTGAGATGCTCCCTGAATTTCAGTGGATGCAAGTTCAAGGCAATGTGAACACCCAACCTGTTGGGATCGCACGCGTCGGAAATCTTGGTGGTAGGTTCAACGTTTATCGCGACACACGTACAGAAGGACAAACAGAAGCAGGACTCCGCGGAGGAGCTGGTGTTGTTGAACGTCTTGAGTACATCCTCATGGGTTATAAGGGTCCTGAGTTTTACGACACAGGTATCATTTATTGCCCGTACATCCCAGTGATGGTACAGAGGACAGTTGGTCCTAATGATTTTGCTCCAAGAGTAGGTCTATTAACACGTTATGGTGTTGTTGACAATATCTTTGGTGCAGAACTTTATTACCACGTGATCGTCATTAAGAATCTCGGTGATTCGTTTGAGCCCGGCAAGCAGTCGGTGTACTTCGGATAATCTAACGATGTCTCAACTGAGTCGGTGAAATGATACACCCGACGATAAAAATATTTTCGACCCTTAC